TTTTGGAGAAAATCCAGACCTCACGCAAGAGGAGAAACTTTCCGCCTACCGTAGCGATTTAGCTTACGCGAGAGAGCGAGGTTACAAACCCGCATGGGCTGGAGTCAGGTTCAAACGTTTGTGGAATTGCTGGCCGTCATGCTAGCGTGGAAAGCTCATGTCCGACGCCCGAGCACACCGCAACCTCAAGAACGAAGTCCGGTTAGCCCTGGGCCGACGCGAGGATGTGGTGATGTGGAACAACGAGAGTGGCGTTGCGCGGTACGGAACGTCGGTGGTGCGCTACGGCGTCGGCAAAGGCGGGAGCGACCTCATAGGCATCATCAAAGGGTCGGGCAGATTCCTCGCAATTGAGATCAAAACAGGGAACGCCCGACTAACCAAAGAGCAGAAGCTTTTCCAGCAGCTCGTGAGAGCTTTCGGGGGAGTGGCAGAAACCGTAAGGACAGTCGATGACGCAACCGGACTTATCGATAATATTAAAAGACAGGAAGCTAAACTTCACTGAGCCTACGGGCGAGCAACAGTTCGACGTGCTGCTCTATGCTCAGGCATTCGTGCGGAGCGGCTTCCATGTGCTCCCGCTCCACTGCATGGTCGACGACATATGCTCGTGCGGCGACGCGGATTGCAGCAGCCCCGGCAAACATCCACGCACGTTAAACGGCGTCAAGGGGGCGACCGACGATGGCCAGATTGTAGAGAAGTGGTTCGCGCAACGGGCAAACCTCGGAGTAGCCACGGGCAACGGTGTCTTTGTCGTGGACGTGGACATGCCAGACGGCAACGAGACCCTGTTCGCACTAGAGCAGAAGCATGGGGCGCTACCCACCACGTTCACCACCACCACCGGGCGGGGCGGCACCCACTATTGGTTTACCTGCGACAAGGAGATCAAAAACTCCACCGGCAAACTCGGACCCTGTCTGGATATAAGGGCGGCTGGAGGATATGTCGTGGCTCCTCCGAGCGTTACCGAGCAGGCTTACGCCATCGACCCTGGTCAGGGCTCGACCGTGGCTGCTGCACCCGACTGGCTCGTCAGGCTCGTGCGCAAGAAAGCAAACAAACGCAACGCTGACTCGCCCGAGGTCGCCGACGCGGTCATAGAGGGCGGGCGCAACGGGCACCTCATCAGCCAAGGCGGCGCGATGCGCAGGAGAGGCTTCAGCTATGAGTCGATCCTCGCGGCCCTCATGGGCGAGAATGAAGCCAAGTGCTCGCCTCCACTCAGCGAGGCTGAAGTAATAACGATTGCAAAGTCGGCGGCGAAATACGAGCCCGAAGAACGCAAGGGGTGGGAGCGACTCATTAAGCGCGACGGCAAGGGACACATGGCCAACACCGCTGGCAACCTGGCGCTCTGCCTGATGAACATGAGCGAATGGAAGGAGACCCTGACTTACGACGAATTCCGCGACCGTATCTTTTTCAGGTGTGACGCGCCGTCAGAACTCGGCGACCTCATCGAAGGGCGAGAAGTGGACGAGCGCGCCATGACTTGCATCCAACATTGGATGAGCTTGCATGTCGGACCCACCTTCAATCACACCGCAGTCGCGCAGGCTGTGGCTGTGGCTGCCGCGCGCCATACGACCAACGAGCTGCGAGATTGGGCTCTGGGGTTGGAGTGGGACCGAGAACCACGCATTGACACTTGGCTTTCACGCTACCTGGGCGCCACCGAAATGGACATTCACGCCCTCATGGGTCGGTGGTGGATGATCTCAGTTATCGCCAGAGCCCTCAAACCAGGAGCCCAGGTAGATCATATGCTGATCCTAGAGGGACGTCAGGGGGTTGGCAAAAGCTCAGTATGCCGAATCCTGGGAGGAGACTTCTTCATGGGTCAGCTGCCAAACCTAATGGGCGACCGACCTAGCCAGCACATCCAGGGCGCTAGCGTCGTCGAGGTCGGAGAGCTTGAGAGCTTCAGAGGAGCGGCGGCCACCCGCGTTAAGGACTTTCTCACACAGACGGTCGACACCTACCGCAAGCCCTACTCCCGCGACTACGTTCACCGGCCGAGGACATGCGTCTTCGTAGGCACGACCAACTCTACAGAGTACCTCGACGATGCCTCGGGCGGCCGACGCTTCTGGCCCGTCAGCGTGACCAAGGTCGATATACCCGCGCTCAAACGAGACCGGGAGCAGCTGTTCGCTGAAGCCAAGTACATGTACGACCAGGGCGAGCTATGGCATCCGCGACCCGAGGACGAGGACGCCCTTGCCGAGGCGCAGGAGCAACGTCGAGTGCAGGATATTTGGCACGACGGCATCCGCGAGTATTGTCAGGCCCGGAGCTTTATCACCGTCAAAGACATACTCATCAACATCGGCTTCGATCCAAAAGATGTGGAGCGCCGTCACCAAATTCGCTGCGGCAGGGTACTGCACTCGCTTGGCTACCGACCAGTGCGGATTCGCGACCTGGACGGAAAAAGAATACGCGGATACAAAAAACTGGTTGAAGCTAACGCCAAAGATGGCTAGGTTGTTTGTACAGGTAAAGTTTACATAGCCCAGGAGGGCCACAATGACAGACGCAACAGGAAAGCGTTTGGCCATGGTTACCAATTCGGAAGCGAATTGCCACCAGGAATGCCAGCGCAAAAGACAATTTAGGTACGTGGAGCTTCGCAGACCGTTGGTCGATGCTAAGGCGTTGACGCTAGGCACGGTGTTTCATGCGGGGATGGAGGCAGACGCCACGGGTGTAGACCGCTGGCTGGCGGCCGACGACCCTCACGAGCAGGCGATGCTAGACGCCATGCTCATCATGCATAAGGAGCGGTACGACAAGCTGGAGTATTTGCACGTCGAGCACGAGATGCAGGGTGCGCTCACCAACCCGGAGACGGGGGCGGCGAGCCGCACCTATCGCTACGGGGGAAAGGTCGACGGTATCGTGAAGCTAATGCAGGAGAAGTGGGTCATCGACCACAAGACGACCAGCTTCGACGTGAGCCCTGGGAGTGACCACCTAGAGCAAGCCCGCATGGCCCCACAGGGCTACCGGTACGTGGCCCTCGCGCGAGCGAACGGCATCGACGTAGCGGGCTTCATCATGAACCTGGTACGTAAACCGACCATCAAGCCCTTGAAGGCCACGCCGCTAGAAAAGCGGAGAGTCAACAAGGACGGAAGCTTCCACGCCAAAACGCGGTTCGAGGACGAAACTCCCCGGGCGTACATGAAGCGCTGCGTGGAGAAGATGTCGATGGACCCCGACTCATATCTCGCACGAGTCACAGTGAGAGTGACCGACGAGGACGTGCGCGAGGCGCAGGCTGACCTTTGGCAAATCGTAAAGTCGATGATGGACAGCGACCGGCTGGGCATCTACCCGCGAAACTCGCTGTCGTGTTTCAAGTGGGGGCGACCGTGCGAGTACTGGCCGGTATGCACCGGGCAGGCTGGACTCGATGACCCCATGCTTTATCGCACTGCAACCAAAAGCCACGAGGAGTTAGCATCATGAGTTTTTTAGCATCAGTTAAGGTTGGGCATGTGGATTCAAACAGAAAGCTATTGATAGCTGGAGAGTCTGGCGTGGGTAAGAGCACGGCGGCTTGCAGTGGCGAGGGGGTGGTGGCTATCGATCCATGCGGAGGGACAGACCGTATCGACGTGGCTAGGCTCTCGTCCCCGAATGGAGCGTGGACCTGGCCCATGCTCATCGAAGCAGTCAACGAGCTTTGCGAGCAGGACCACGACTACTCGCGTCTCGTCATCGACGAGCTTGGTCACTGGGAAAACCTGTCTTGGCGATACCTGTGTCAGCAGCACGGCAAGGAAAATATTGAAAGCTGGGGGTACGGCCAGGGGTATAAGCTCGCTCTTGACGAGTGGGGGCGACTGCTCGCCAAGCTGGAACGCCTGCGGGAGAAGATGGAGATTGTCTTGGTGGTTCACTCACACGCAAAGCCTTATAGGAATCCCGAAGGACCTGATTATGACCGCATGGTTCCAAACCTCAACACGGCGCTGAGCGCGAAGCTGCGAGGCTGGTGTGACACCGTGCTGTTTGCTCGCTTTCTCGACACGACTGCCAAGAAAGACACTGGCCGGAGCATTGGTATCACCGGAGCCAGAGTTTTTGAGACCACGCACTCGGCGACCTGGGACGCGAAGAACCGTGACGGGCTCCCTGCGCGGTTGCCGCTCGACTGGGACACCTACCAGGAAGCGGTGGACCGGGGCTCTCCTGGTACGCCAGAGGAGCTTGCAGCGGACATCGAGGCGCTTCTGGGCAAGCTGGACAAAGCCAAGGAACGGTACGTCAAGGCGAAGATGAAGCAGGCCGGAGAGGACTGCACGAAACTAAAGATGGTACTCAATTATGCGCAGACGCATGCGTCAACAGAAACAGAAGGAGAGTCAAATGATCACAGCAGGTAAACATAGAGCCCGTGCAATCACCGCCGATTTAGGTGAAACGTCCACAGGCAAAGAGCAGGTTTGGATCGAGTTTCAATTAGGGTCGGATGGCGGAACAATCAGGTGGTACGGATATTTCACCGACAAAGCCATCGGCATCACCACCAAAGCGCTCCGCGCGTGCGGATGGAAGGGTGATGACGTGACCAAGCTGGACGGCATCTCGGACAACGAGGTCGAGCTGGTAGTAATAAACGACGGCGACTGGGGGCCGAAGGTCAATTGGATCAACGAGCTAGGCCCAGGCAGGTCGGCAGCCATGGGGGACGTGGCCAAGAAATCTCTCAGAGAGCGCGTGGCGGCTCGCATGAAGTCGGCGGGCTTGGTGGAGGACGGCGATGCCATCCCGTTTTAAGAGCAAGGAAGAGCCGGGTACTCTGGCAGCGGTGTTCGAGGAGGGCCCGGAAGAGGTGACGATTGGCCAGCTGGAGAAGTGGCTCGGTGTGCGCAAGCTACGGCTGCGGATCACCTTCGAGCCCGGCAAGTCTGGATTGCCGCTGGCTCGCCAGATCAAAAAGAAGATGGCCGACTTCGACTTAGCGCGAGGACACTAAAAAAAAACTCCCCAATGCCTCGCAGCGTTGGGGAGTCCACAACAGGAAGCGGAGACAAAACCGCTCACTGATTAGGATGATGCCATCATTTAATCCCCTTGGCCACCTCGAAATGCATACCGTCTGGGCGCGTGGAGTAGTGACCACCCCAGTAAAAGCCATGTTTGTTGGCCAAGGGCACCAGCCTGAAAACACTCCCCTTCTCCCCGTCCGGCTTAGGGGCAGACCCTAAGGGGTTCCAGGTCGCGTTCATATCCACGGCGCTGGCGTAGGCGTGGTTGCTCAACGTGCGCCGGCTACCTCGGATAAACCTGGGTGCCCAGCTCCCGGCCCAGCTCAGAACGTACTTCATGAGGTCCGCGTCTTCCCAAGCCTGGAAGAGAGCCTTGAGCTGGTCTGCATACTTCTTGTGAAACGCCACCCTGCCGTTCTTCGGCGCACCAGGAATGCCAACCAGCTGGGGGATGTCGACGAAGGCTATGTACTTCTCGTCCCAATGATTCGTTATGCGTATCGCCTCGGGATTCCCCGGCACCGGAACCGACACGTACTCCAGTTTGCCAAAGCGGCGATTACGGTCGGCGGGCCGAATGGGCGCGAAATCGGGGTGCTTGGGGAAATCCACTGGCGCGAAGATGCGGGCCCGTACCGTGCTGTGCGCCTCGCGTTCCTCGTTGGCCGCTTGCCAGGTGCGCGGCCCCACGATGCCGTCTGCCCGCAAGCCCTCTTCTCTCTGCCATGACTTGGTGCATCCCTCGGTCAGCTTACCGAAGTCCCCATCTGCGCCGTAAGGCTCCAGGGTGAGCCCGTCAGTGATGAGGATGTGCTGCCATGTGGCTACCCACGTCCCGCTATCGCCCAGCCGGATGGTCGGCGGCTGGGAGTGCGGGTCGATGATGCTGGGAGGCTCATCAACAACGCCTTCCTCTGGCACCCCTGGCTGCCTGGACCACTGTAGTGGTCGACCATCGTGACAAAGAAGAGCGCATAAGTCTGGATGCTGCATGACCTCGCCCACGTCCATGAGCTTGCCGTTCACGTAACACTCACCATGCACCAACACCAGAGTCATAGAATAGTCACGATGCCGTAGATTATGAACATTGGACTCTGGTTGGATGACTCGCAGGTTTGGATCGCTGGCAGACGGGTGGAGTTTGATGCCCTTCCACTCGGTTCCCTCGGTGGCCGGCAGATGCCAGCCGTAGAGCACCGCACGCTCCTCGTGAGCCCGGTTGCTGAGCACCCAGTGCTTTCCCACGTTGGAGACGATACCGGCTTTAGGCGTCCCCACAGCGGCACTAACACGCTCGTCGTGCTCGATGGCAGCCATGTGGCTGTCCATGCCTTCTCCACCCGGGTAGCCTTTGGGCTGCGGGGGTATCTGCGTCTTGGCTGCCGCGTACCTGGCATCGAGCAGCTTGGGTGTGGGCAGGTATGCGTCTAGCTCATCAGCGGCCAGTTGTGCGTCATACGCCGTCGTCGTCATACGGATCGGATTCTTCGCTGCGTCCCGAAACACTCGGAACGTCCCGTCTAGATCCGCTGTTGTTATTTTCAGGTCTTCCCAGCACCACTCTGTCTTTTCTAAAATACTCATCCTCGATCTCTTTCTGTCGGTCTTTACGCGGACCCCTGGCAGCGGGGGGCGTGCGCGACACCAGACTATACAAGCGGCCGAGAGCTTTAAGAAGCCATTCCATCAGTTCACCATGCACAATAGGGGCGGCGCACGCTCACCATTCTCGAAAGCGACGAACACCACGTACGCATCGCATGCTGCTTTAAGGGCTTTTACCGCAGCTTCAATCTCACTGCCGGCATTGGCTCCCGCGTTGTCGAGGCTAGACGCGAAAGCCAGAGCCTCGCGCGCAGCTTGCCAGCTCGCTCGAAAGCCACGGTAGGCCTCGAATATCGGGTCGTACTTCCTCTTCACCGCTGCTGGGTTGTCCGAAGCCTGAAGCTCTTGGGCGTACTGGTCCTCCACCAGCGTGAGCACCGCCTCGGCCTTCGGGGTGAGCAGGTCTAGCTGCGTCACCACTTGCCTCAAAGGCGAGCAGCCAGCCAGCAGAGTCAGCGCACCGAGCAGCAGAATGAAGAGGCTACTCTTCATCGTCCTCTTCGTAGTCCGGTGCCTCTAGCGCAGCCTTGGCCTTGCCATGGTCTTCCATCGCAAAGCCACCAATTAGTACCGACCCTACGGTGGTGACTAGTGTGGCAAGCTGACCGTCCTTGTAGATGTAGGCGACTACCGTAGCCACGGCGGTCACGACTGCGGTCCACCACTTGCGGCTTTTATAAAATGGCTTCATCAACTTCTCCTTACGATTTCCAGGATTGCGTCTAGTTTGCCGCTCTGATGGCTGACTACACTTCTTGTCTCTGCTTGCTCTCTGCTAAGGCAATCAAGCTGTACACCTTGGGATTCGATCTTGGTGTCTAGTTTTTCCAGCTTTTTGTCGGTACGTGTTTCTAGATCGGTAACGCGGCGCGTGCCGTTGGAGTTGGCTGTGTCGGGACGCCCTTTGCGTATCTCACGCAAGAGCAGGATTACAGCGGCGATGACGCCGCCAGCAACCCCTAGTTGCCCCAGTAGCTCCGCCTCCATATCCTCACCAGAGTACCAGTACGTCCACGTTGGTGGCGAGACCGAGTTGGGCAGGCTGGACGCTCAAGGAGAACGGAACCCATGTCGGGTTTATGGGAATGCTCTCGCTGTTACCGTTGTTATCTATGATTTCTAGACGCGGAAGAGCCAGAGACGCATCGGTCACGATGACTTGGCGCGGGAGCTTCTTGGTCGTCTGGAAAGCGGCTGGATCGTAACCGGGCCTCAGCGTCACCAGGTCGTGGGGGCCAGGGGGCATCGCCGGAATGAGGAGAGACTCTGTTGCCGGGTGCGTGCCTGCGTTTGCGGATACTTTATTCATTCTTTCCTCCTACCAGAGAACCAGTACTTGCGCGGTGGTGCCGCCCAAAAGAGCGGACGGCTGAACACTTAAATAAAAGGGAAGCATGGCGGGCGACACCGCTATCACGCCAGAGGAGTTGCCGTTCACGTCGGCGTACTCCAGGTCTCCACCCCTCACCACGACGAGCTGGCGAGGAAGCCTCACCTCGGTGTGGAAGTTTGCCGGGTCGTAGCTGGGCCTGGTTGTCACCAAGTCCTGTGCGCCGGTAAGCGTGTCCCATTCGGTCGCCGGATGCGTCGCGCCACTCGGGTATACTTTGTTCATCTCGCGCCTACTCCTTCTTCAGTCTTTTGACTTTCTGACTCGTACGATTCTGCCAGTCGAGACTTCTTCTGGCTCTGCGGTGGTGGCTTGGGCTGCTTCTTTCTATCCTTGGCGTATTCCATCGTCATATACCTGATAAACGCGGTGTCGGTCAGTGGGTCAGTGGGGATGCCAAGGTAGCGCCATAGGCCAAGTCGCTTGGCGAAGGGGAGTGTCTCACCCTTCTCGGCCAGCTCCATCATCGCGCCCATGGCATCGAGCTGCATTTCCTTGTACCACTCGGGGTAGATGGTCTTGACGGCTCTCACCTCGTCCATGGTCAGCCGGTTGTCTGCCATGCGCTTGACCATCTTGTCGGGATTCTCAAGGATGTCCTTCACTCTGTTGAAGGTCTCAGACTCCATGCGTGACACGGGGCGCCTACGCCCGAGGATGAACGTATTCATCGACTCTGTCGGCGCGATGCTGAGAAGGTATTCTCTGATCTGTTTTGCCTTGGAAACCGCGCTTATTCTGAAGTCGCTGCCAGAGTCACCGAGACCCTCTAGAGATTCTAGTATCTCGTCTTCCGCCTTTTTCGGGTCGGCATTCTTTGCCTGAAGCCTGTCTAGGGTCTTCTCGTAGTCCACCTGTTGGTTGGTGAGGAGCGCGCGGCTGTAGACGAAAGACTTGCTGACTCTTCCGCGCGCCCTGGGGGCCACGCCGGGGGCCCTCTTCGCCCCCGAGAAGAATTTGCCCATGCCCCGGTCTACGACGGAACGCGCAGCCTGCGATGCATTGTAGATGTCGCCGGCAGCCATCATGACGGCTACCGGTCTCGACTCTAGTCCGCTGGCAGCCATCCCGGCCTCGCGGAATGCGCTCCCCACTCCACCGGGCAACCCCTTGGCGAAACCCAGTGCTCCTCGCGCGCCAGCTCCCACCGGTATGCCGAGAATGCTGCCCGACAGAAGCGGAGCACGGTCCTGAGCTTTGAGAATGCCGACGACGTTGGCGGCCTCTATCTGCGGGTACAGCGCGCCGACCCTCTCTACGTCCAGGGATGCCAATACCTTGTCGGCGGCATCGCGGACTTTGCGAGCGTTCCCGACGATGGTGCTCCACTTCACCTCGCCAGTGTCGGGCACCATCTTGGTGCTCGCCGCGTCTAGATCTAAAATGGCCTGGGCACGCTGCCGCTGGGACTGAAGGCCCCCGCGCAGCTCCTTCTGAAAAATGCGGCCTCCCCTCTCAGTTCCTATGGCCGCTATCGCCGTCTCTATCTTATCTCTAACCGGAACGTTGTGGTGGGCCCAAGGCTGGTCGTGGGTGCGGTCGCCCAGCTTGGCCATGTTCTTTACGGTCTCCTTCCAACTGCTCCCCCGGTTAAGAACTTTCCAGGAGCCTTCGTTAAATGCCGTCTGGAAATTGGCGAACGCCTTACCGACGTTGGCCTGATTCTCAAGCGCTGCCTTCGCGGGGGTATAGCCCGCCGTGTCCAGAGCTTTGGCCACCGTTGTAAGGGTGCCAAAGTTGTGCCTCTTCTGAATCCAATCTCCGGGTAGCGACCGCTTAAACTCGTCGAGTTTAGTCACGATCCCCGCGCTGCCCTTGTACTTCTTTATTGAGCGCCGCATGCTCTTATGGCTAAGTTTTTCCAGGGCAGCCTCGATGTGCACCCAGTTGGGGCCCCCGGTTAATCCTGTGACTCCTTCCTTGGGAATGAAACTGAAGTCGTACTTAACAACGGGCTTGGTGTGTAGCTCAAAGCCCTGTGGGGTCGTGCCTTTGCCGCGAGTGTAGCGGGTGGTGTCGATCATTCCGGTCGTCACTTTGTCGGCTTTCGACCACGATACCGTCACAGCGGGACGAAGCTCCGCACTAAGCGATGCCCTGATGCCCTGCACTTCAGCCATGAGGGCATCGAACTGCTTGGATCCAACCGGGTGGTTCGTTGCGTAAGCTGAGACCAGCCCAGGCTTTGAATGGGCGCTGGCAGCGTAGTCAACGTCACGCACTGCGGTGAGAATGGTGCCTACTTCTTTGTCCAACTCGTCAAGCAGGGCTGCCTTTTCCCTGATGGCTTTAGTTTGGTGAAGCTCGACAGCAGCCTGCTTGCCGTATTTTCCCGCATGAGCTTTTGTGTAGTCCCATGGTCCCCGCAACCCCTCTTTGCCGGGCTGCGCAAACACACGCTCCTCGGCGGTGCGAAGCAGGTTGCTCGATGTGGCCTCGGCGGTCCCCTTCGGTACGCCGCGAAGCTCTAAGCCACCAGTAAGGGCTTTCTTAGTCGTCGAAATGCCGGCGCCCAGGGCGCCAAACCCTGCGCCTAGTAGCGCTCCGGTTGCAGCGTGCTTGCCCACCGTCATCGCCATGGCACGGTCCCAGTCCGCTCCCTCGATGGCGGACTGCTTGAAGCCTTGCTGTGTTCCGAGGAGGGTTCCCAGGGCCATCTCGTTGGCTACGGACCTACCAAGGAACGCAAGCGTCTGGCTGGCGCCACGGCTGGCGAGTTCGCTCTCTAGTGCAACGCCAGCTCGAAGCGCTGCGGTGGTGGGTGTGCCAGCTGCGGTTGCTCGTACCGCTGCGCCAGCCCGGCCCAGTGCCGAGGCTGCGCCTCCTCTTGCTGCCGTAGCGCCACCTCCAGTGAGAAGAGAAGCGGCCAACATGGGCACAAATTCCCCGATACCTCTGGCCAAACTTTGGTGATCTTCAATCTCTTTGAGGTATCCCGGAGCATTCCTCTCTATGGATAGGTCGCTTTGGCCCAACGTTGCCATGCTGAGGGCACCCACTCCCATGGCTTGCAGGGATTCCCCTACACCAGACATGCGGACGGATGTCTCCCTGGCTATCTCGTCTTCCAGGGTGGCAAGCGTAAGACCTTCTTGCTCAATGGCCTTACGAGCATCCTCCTTGGTAGGGACAGTATAGATTCGACCGTGCTGACCTTTCAGTCGAATGGGTTCTTGCGCCTCGTCTGCCATCTGTCACCGTTCAGGATACAACTTCTTGTACCAGTCGTGCGCGTCGCTCATCTGGGCGGCACCGGGCACGACTGGCATGAAGGGTTTCACATAGTCCGCAACGGCACTCCCGACCGCCAATACACGGTCCATCCCGGATGCTGGGGGGGCCGACCCTCCCCTTAGATCCTTATGGGCCACGGGGGTCATGTTGGTTGGCGCCCACCTATATCCCAACTCCTGGCCACCGGGGGTGAACCCGCGCGTGACTTCATACCCGTCCTTGGTGAGTACGCGGCGAGCGCCACTGCTTCCCGGTTGGAACCGGACGAAGTTCCACTTGGCATTGTGAAGCATGATACCCTCCTCGACAATGTTGTCAAAAGGCTGGAACAGCTCTCCTGGCTTCCCGCCACGCTTCTGGCGACCCTCGATGAATTGCCTGAACACTTCCTTAGTTCTTCCGCCAATGCCCTTCTCGAAGCGGTCGAGCCCGTAACCCTCTTTGATGAGGGTCATCTCGTCCTGAGTGAACTGCGCACCGGAGCCCGAAAGCATACGCCCAGCATTCACCAGATTCTTGGAGTACTGGTGCATAAGGGCAGCGTCCTGTGAATTCATAAGGAGTTCAGCGAACTTCCCCTTGTACCTGGACCGTATCTCGTCGATTCCACGACGCGCCATCACTAGCTGAGCAAGTGCCTTTTCTTCGTTGCGAAGCTTTAGCCCCTGCTCCCCCCTCAGGCCCAACAGCTTTCCCTGTTTGCCACCCTGGGAATGGTCCATGGCAGTCTGGTAAGCCTTACCGGCTTTCATGGGCATACCCATCGTGGCCAACCGGCGCCTATGCGCTGCGGCTGCCCGGGCCCGCTGTGCAGCTCTGGCTGCCGCCAGCTTGGCTGCCTCGTTGGTAAGCTCTCCCCTCAGAATGTCTCTATCCTTCTTCTGAAGGTCGGTAATCAGCTTGAAGTTTCGCTGTTGAACGTCACTCCGCAGGTTAGACGCAAGCGATTGCGTCTTGGCCATGACACCATCTAGCATCATAAGACGCGCCACCTTCACCGATTGTCCAATGTTATTGAATCTCTGGTTGAGTTGACTAACGAGGGTGGCCCGCGCCTTCACCGCTCCGGTCTGGTGCCGCAACGTATAAACCTGAGAACGAATGTCTGCGTCGATCTGAGATTTAATCAGGCCGTATGCCCAGTTTGGGCTTTTCGACAGACTCGCCCCCAGATTTCCAAGCGCCAGGGACAGGACCGCCAGTACCTTGCCGCCCGTGTCTTTGGAGTTGTACCAACGGTTAGGGTCGACCTCCCTCTTGGAAAGTTCGTCGATGGCGGCATTCTGCTTTTCAAGCTGGCGCGACACGTCTTCTTGGTAGCGCTCCTTGAAATCCTCAAACTCTGCCCGCTCTTCCTCCACCTGAGCAAGATGTTCGTCGTGTATGGCCGCTTGCTTGGCCGCCGCCTCGGACTTGTACAACTCCTGCTCGCCCTGCGCATCCTGAGCAATCCACTTCTGCTCTCGCCTCATGCGGTGAAGGTTAGCCTGTGCGCCCCACGCACTGTTTTCCCACTTGTGGTAGCTGCGCACCGCAGCTCTGCCCTGGGCCTCAGTAATCGTTCCCTCGGCTTCGGCCTTTGCTATCTCGTCAACGTAGTTTCCAGAAGGGAACATCAGAAGGCCGCCGGCCAAAACCCGTGCGCGCAGATGCTCAGGGTAAGCTGCCCATGCCGCGCCAGCAACGGCAGCGGCTCTTCGGCCCGGCTGAGGGACGCCCGCCCTATCGGCCCGTGCCTGCGCCTCTTCTGGCGACTCAACAGCATCAGGCTCATTGAGGGCGTCATCAGGCTCATTGAGAGCGTTGATGTCTGCATTCAACTCTTCCTGCGTCAACGGCGCGTCCCACTCGCTCCTACCCGGGTCGTCTATAAAGGGAACATGGACCGGGTGGCCAGATGAGGCCTCACGACGGCCTCTCGTTAAAAATCGGTGCGCCTCCTGGTTCACCTCCGATAAACTAGGCTCAGGCTCAGGCTCAGGCTCAGGCACAAATTCCGTCTCGGCACCCATCCCCTGCTCTCTGAAAGCATCTTCGTCGAAAGGCTTATTTTCGTCGTTAGGACTTCTCGGCTGTACAGCGTCACGACTTGTTCCAGCCATGATTATTTCCTCCCGTGGCGATCTTCACGTTCTCGCTGCGTCCCGTGGGAGAAGGAAAACCCTCGTGGATTTCCGGGGTGTCTCGACGTAGGAACGGTGCTGCTCAGGTGATCGTAAAAGTTTCGGTAACGGTCCACGGCGGCTCGGGTATTCTCGTCCAGGGGCTCGCCTAGATCTTCATTTGGGTCCTGGTAAGACGGAAGAGGAGGAGTCTCCTCCACAACGTCCATGTGCTGTCTCACGTCGTCAAACGTCGGGCCGTCTTCGTAGCGACGCTCAGGCGGCCACCTCCATGCCCCGCCTGGCGTATAAAGATTAGGATCGGGAGCCGCGCGGCGAGGCTTCGGCTCTGGGACACCCTTAACCGTAGTGGTGGTGGGCCAGTTCCCGGCGCGAGCCCGGTCGTTGTCCTCCTCCACCGCCGCAAAATGTTTCTGAATCCTCGCCTCCATGCTTGGGCTGTATGAATAGGTGGCACGGTAGCGCCCACCCTCGGTACGGTGGGGACCAGGCATGTTGGACTCCCACATGCGCTCAGCCTTATTTAGACCCCGCAAGCGGCCGTCGTCTTTATAGCCCCCATACCTCCAATTCTCTGGCCTCTGTTTGTGAGCAAATCCTCGTTCGTTGACGTATGTCTTTCGGCCACGCTTTTTCTTTCCGCCAGCCATTCGGCGCTCAGTCTCCGCGCCCAGGCGATCTAACTGGGCCGACAAAGCGTCCACCTTGCTCCGCGTCTCCTTCTCTCGCTCGTGGACTTCCTTCAAGCCAGGTGTAACCACGCCATAGAGATAATTGTCATGATGGATTTTCTCGCCAGTTGGCGTATCGATGACAGCTTCTTTGCCCAGCGGAGTCTCCCCCAGTTCTTCAGCCATTGGCCCACGGCGGGGGCCCTGGTCCAAATCTAAACCGCGCCCTTCCTTGGGCCGGTCCTCTGGCTTCTTGTAGGTGTAAGGATAAGTCTGAAGACCATCGAGCGTTTCGTTCACGTCCCCGCTATCGGTACGCTCGAATCCGCGCTCTCTCTCCGGCGCTGTTTGCATACGCTCACGCACGCGCCGCCCGACATGCATCGCCATCTCGTCGTCTGCTCGTCGAGCGTTGGTGCCCTCCTCGTCGAGCCTATTCATGAAGTCGGCAAGCTTGGAGCGCTTCTCTTGCTCCAGAGACCGGTTCACCCGAGAACCGTCTTCCCGGGTCTCCACCACATCGTTGGTGCCATAACGCGGGTTGCGCTCGCTGGAGGTGACGCTGCTGAGATGATCACCCGGCTGCTCACCAGGATACATAGGCTTCCACCCAGCCAAGTAGTTGGGCGGCAGCGGCTCCTTGCCGCGCATTTCGCTGTCCCCACTACCGGCAGCCTGTAGCACTCCCTTCAAGCCGCCTTCCTTGGCCGCACCTCGGAGGGCACCCTCGGGTCCACTCTTCGGCATCCTGCCCATGGTGGCCACCTTGTGCTTGGCCACATCCTTACGGGCTTCTCCCCACTGGGGAGTCTTCTCTCGGAGCTTGCTCTTGTAGTCTCGCTCGTCTCGCGCATCTTTGTACTTCTGAAACCCGCGCTCTATCTTGCCGCCCAAGTCGTCAGAGTATTTCCGCGTGCCCTTGTCCTTTTTCTTTCGCGCGTACCGGGACTCGCCTGCACGCTTTTTCCAATCTTGGGCCGCTTTGCTCTTTTTGTCATCAGCGAGCCCCTTGCGATAATCAGCGAATCCCTCCTTGTATGCCTTCTCGCCCATGGTCTCGGCTAAGGATTTCGATTGGCGATTTTCCACGCGGCCAGGCATATACCCTGCGTCGCGTACCTGGCCCCCCGTGGCGCCGGCTCGGTCCTCCAGGCCCCTGCTAGCATTTCCTCGGTAGACCAGCTGGTCAGAGGTGCCTTGTGTATTGGCATACTCGCGTTGAGAATCTATATCGAGCGCCACTCTGTCGAGGCCGCCGGGCAACACGGACTCTCGCCGGTACTCTGGAAATAGAGGAACATCTTCGCGAGCAACGCCAGGGGTAGCCGCGCCGCTGGGGGACAGGCTCGCCGCTCGGTTGGGAGGCGACAGCTGTGGATTTTCAAAGGGTTCATTGAACCCCTCTCGAATAACGCCGGACCTGCCACCCAGCACCTGCCGGTCCACGTCGCGCCCCTCGGGGCTAAACGAGCCTCTTTCGCCTGACAGTCTAGAGGATAGATCTCCCTCGGCACCTTCAGGTCCCGGCGCCCTAGTGGAGGTCGGAAATTTCCCCTCGTAGGTTTTAAGGGGATCCTTGTATGTGTTACCGGGGCTCGTCATCAGCGAAGACCGCTCACCCGTCGAGCGGCTGTCTTTAATGTCGATGGATGAGCCACCGCCGCCCGCAGCCAACGCGGCGCCGCCGCTTACTGCGCCTACCAATGCGCCGGCTATCTCCATACCGAATGCGCGATCGGCTTCTTCCTGCGCACGGTTCTCAGCCATGATGGCAGCATGATGTTCCGCCTGAGCTTGCGAGGCTTGCATTTGTTGCCCAGCATGCGTGGCTTTTCCGGCTGCTAGGTTTGTCATCGCGCCCATGGTCTGCTGTCGCGCGCCAGACTCTTCCTGGGCACGCAGCGCCGCTGACTGCCCGACACCTTGACTCGCCTGCTGGGCTCCGGCCAACATGCCGGCTCGCGCGGATAGTCCGCCGCCTGCCCCCATGGCTGCCTGCTGCTGGGCGGCAGATGACAGGCCTTGGCGCAATTGCTGCTGAGCGAGAGATAGACCGCCAGAGGCCATCTTCTTCTCGTACTCGCGGGCCTCATTGGTAGCTTCGCCTAGCGTGTGTACGCCAGAGGCCGCTGCCGTAGGAGAGTAGATTTCGTTTTCGTTGTCTTCTCGTGCGTTTGCCACGTCTAGCTCCTCTGGGCTTTTGCAACCTTAACCATACCACGCTTAAGACCTACCTCTAACGTGAAGCCCGCGATGGTAAACCCTTGGCCTGCGCTTACGAGCCCAGACGGATCGGGTATATCCTCGATGGTGATGCGTACTGCTTGGCATTTCTGCCGGCGTACATGAATCATAGGCTGCATGACTGGCGTGTTGGGGAATGAAGACAGGTCTGGGTCGCTCCAAGTCACGACTTGTGGATCGTTTTGGAGAAAGTCGTTCTCCACTGTCATGGTCAGACCCATCACGCCAACCTTCTCACATAGCGCCGTAGCTCGATAAATGCGCTGCCAACCAGACTGCTGCGCCGCTTGCAGCCAAGCGGTCGTAACCTTCATCGAGTAGTAGCGGAGACTATCGTCGAGCCAAACAGTCTCGTCCTGCTTCCAGACTTGCCCATGGGCATCCATGGCGTAGTACACATCGTTGTGCAGGCACGCAGAGCCAAAGCCGACTGGCTCCAGGGCGCCGTCGTTGACGTCCCAGTTCATCCACTGGTTTACCCGGTAGTCGTAAACCAAGATAGTTCCGGGTGTGCGCGAAAATGCCGTAGCGCCCTCGGGGATAAGTGTAAAGCGGACCTGCGTCTTCTTCGGCACGAGAACAGCTGATGTGACTTGGCCAAACTCGTTGGTGATGTCACGCGCCGGCTCTCCAATGAACTGCACCCCGAGACCTCGGGTGAGGAGATGAATGCCACTCTTCCCCATGAACATGACGCCATTGGGCGTAAGCACAGTGGAGCGCCCGTCGATGCACCCGGTGTCGGACGACACGATAGTCAGCGGCGAGAAATTGTTAGCGGCACCCTGCGAGTTGGGGCCGGTGCCCGCCACCACATAAACCGAGTCTTCGGTAAAGACGACGACCTTGTCGTCCATCTCCTCGACAGCGGTAAAGGTGAGGTCTCCCGGCGAGGCTACGCTAAAGCCTTCGTTAAACTCCGGCGCTATCTTCGGGTCCGCTGTTGTGGGAGGCGTGATACTTTTACTGAACTGCAAGCGCTCTTCACCAGCGAAGCCTCCAAGCCATAACCGGTCGTTGATGAGCCGGCAGTAACGAGCACCTTCGGGAATGACATTCTCGATAACGCCGCCCGTTGTGTAGAGCAGCTTACCGCCTGGATTTTCACATTTCCTGAGCCAGCCGTCTGTGTCCCAGCTTGGTTCATCGCCGCCCACGCCACCAGTGACCTCGACGTTTACCGCTGTGGTGAGGTCTCTTCCGCTGTCTACCATATAGGTGAAGGGGGGAGCCTTGCGCGGGTCTACGTTGCTGAGGGGGTTCACTGTCGATACGTTGACCTCGGTAAAAAGCGCGTTGCCTCGGTAGTCGCGGTAAAACCTAGCGCTGACCTCACGCCGCCAGCGGTTGGTGGCCCCGTTCGTCTTGACGACAAGAAGGTGACAATCTACGCCGTGGTTTTCTATGGTCGGCCCGAAAAACCAAGGGGTGATCGCCCCAACAGGGGACCCTTGGGGCCAGCCGGTGCCGGTGGTTACCCCCGAGGTGGCGCCCGTGTAGGTGTTGCTGGCACCGGGCCTCAGCTCGACGGCTTCGAGAAAGGGAACGAAGCTAGAGCGGTGAGTGTAGCCCTTCTCGTCTATGCACTCCCAGATGCAGGTATACTTAAATTTAAACGTGGCCGGCGAGTCGTTGATGGTGTCGGATGGGGGATTGTCTTGGGGGAAAACGGGGGTCCAGCCCACCCCGCCAGTATTAAGCATAAAATGTGATTGGTCGTGGGTTATCCACCTACCGCGATCTAGAGGCCACGGCGTGTCAAGGTCAGGCACGCCTGTGTGTTTTAAGTTGTAGGCCCACAAGGGAACAGAGAAGAAGTGGTCGAACGCGGGAAGCTCCACATACCCAAGCTCTTCGGTAAAGGCCCCCGCGTACCAAGTGAAGTTGCCGCCGCTGATAACAGACACCCCATCTTCCACGTTCGCCGCCGTAATGGGTTGGTTGAAGGTGGTTGTGGCCATCCGCACGGAACACCCCGGAAAGCCGTCCTCGGTCCAGTTGGGCGGGTCGGTTACGAGCGCCCCCACCCCCGAGTCACCAATCGCTTCGCCGTGCTTGTAGGTGGGCTGTCGCTCTACGCGAGGATATGAAAACAGGAAAGCGGGAGGAGTGTTGATCGCCCCCCCGTCAATTGCCGGCACGTTTTGGCCGCTCCAATAGTCATAAGTGTCCGCCATGAGCGTGCTGACAGAGCTACCTACGTCCATCACGGCAGCGAGGTGAGGCGGCTGGAGAAACTCATGTTCGGGCTCCACCACAGGGGGCCCAATCTCATAGGATGACGTTCCGTCCATCGCAAAGAGGTCCAACAAATACATCGACTCGTAGGCGTTGGCGACGTTCATGTTGGTAGAGCACCACGCATACGTGCGACCGGTGTCCCTGTTATAGAAGGGCTTGCTCACCAAGACGTTGTTCGAGGTGCGCACCAGAATAACCAGGTCTGCGCCGGCCGGATCTGGAGGAAACTCGAAAGCTGCCCCTGTTGCGCCATCCAGGGGGAAAACGGTGAGCTGACTGTACCCTTGGTCAATCTTGTTCTTCGATGGCGCCTGGCCGGTTCCGAAACAGCCAGGACCATACTTAGCGTAACCGAGATGCTGCCACGCTGTGCTCGCTTCTGGGTCAGAAAGAAACCCGTCCGTGCTAGAGGGGGTTAATAGGCTTGAGTCGAAGATGTTTTCACCAATCGGCCCCACGGCGGCGGTGCCGCCCGCAATCCACATGCCCGCCTTGGAACGGTCAAACGTAACCACGACCCCTTCGCCGCCGTCATCCTTGCGACATCGTGCGACGCCCATCGTGCGTGGGAACACGCCGTTGGTTCCGATGGATAGGTCATAACCCTCTCGTTGATTGCCGGCGTTGGCGGCTGGAGCCGCGTTCGTAGGGAAGCCCACGTCAGGGGTTTGCACAAGATTCGCGTAAGAATTGGAAAACGGGTCAAAGGCGCTCAGGTGGATCCAGTCGGGGATGCCAGTAGTGTGATCTATTCGACCGACGTCGATGCCCCGGATTGGCCCCCCTAAAGAGTCGTACCAAGCCACAGCAAACAGGGTTTTATTGTTGTCCGGGTCGTCTGTTATTGTGCCCTTGTAATAAGAGTGCTCTTCGGACTGCACGAGCGTGTAAGAGCTAACCAGGTTAAACGCGCCATCGTACCGGGCGATGACATAGTCACCCACGCCCGGGATAATCGTGTCGTTCGTCATGAAGGCGACGGAAAAGGTTCCCGTAGCTGTTAGCCCGTCATGGCCCACACCGTCGATACGCTGGCCGTAGAGGCTAGTCGTACCCGCCGCAACGATATCGAGGAATGCCCCCGGCTCCTTGGTCCATCCGGTCTCTGGCGCCCCGGCATCCCACCAAACCACATCCCAGTTCTTCCCAGCTCCGTTGGGCTGGTCGCTCTGATGCAAGCAAATCAGCTTAGGCGGAACGGGGCCAGCGCCGCGCACATGACAGCATCGGATGTACGCGCCCTTAAATACGTCCGACTGAGGAATGGGTCCGGTTCCGGTCTGGCCTGTCACGTACGTGCCGGTGTCGGTGACCGAGTAAAGATTTGTCACCGCAACCTGCTGCTCTTCCAGGTTTTGGATCACAAAACGAATGGCCGACGATTGATCGCCCTCGGGCGAAGCCATGTCGCCAGCGCTGCTCTCGTTGGTAAGCGTCTGCTGGCCCGTAGACCTAACGACACTAAATGCAGTCAACGCATAAGGAGAGGAAAACGCCGTATCGAATCGGCCCAGTCTAGTTTGCCCGTAGGACTCGTCTACCGGTTCGGTGTTAACCTCCACGGGCGAGATGGTGCCCTTATCTAGCCAGCTTGTTCCTGTCTGGTCATCGAGCGCATAAAGGCGCCAGTCGCTAGCTAAGCAAAGCTCTTCACCCGAGGAGAACAGAAGTCTGCCGTGACGAATGTCGTAGCCCTGGGGCGTGCTCACCGTCATGTCTAGCTTGGTGAAGCCTTCGCGTTTTACTAGCGCGCTGCGCTTGTCGACGTAGCAGTTCTTAGCTTCGAGCAGCGCGCCGGGCGGCACGATGCGCTCGTCGATGTCACCTTGCAGCGCCGTGCGAAGCGGCAACTGGACCTTGGCTTTATCCAAGGGCATTAGAAGAATCTCACCTTGAGCTTCGCGCCGGTCGCTAGGCCCATCGAGGCCTCAAGCGCGATCATGTTCTTCTCTTTGCCTTCGTCAGCTCCGGTGAGCGGAACCTTGCGCGTCATGACGAACTGGTCGGACTTGATGACGCTCCACCCAATGGGCTCATGGTCCAGGTTATGGCGCACCACTCTCTTGGCGATTCCGTTCACATCTGGATCGGAAAAGTCGATATCAACATCCTTCGGGTCTTGCGACTGGGATTGGCGCATCGCACTGTTAGATGCGTCGGCGATACTTTGAACCTTGCGCCCATCCTGATGGGGTAAGATCGCCGCTTTTAGTCGGGCGCCAAGAAAGCTACTCGCGCCAGCCTGCTTTAAGTCCTCTGCCATGTCTCACGCATTCCACTGGTAGAGTCTCCAGTTGTAGTTGTACCAATCTCCTCGTACATCAACAATGCGTGAAGCCCGACCTGCGTCCCGGTTGCCAGCCAGCTTGTCGATACGCATGTCGATCATACTTCGCTCTGCCATCAGAGCCGAAGGGTCCGACTCTTCCTTGGCCAGCATCCCAATGGCAGCAGTGAGGCATGCCCACTCTTCCCAGCCGTTGACGCCATTGAAGGTGTCTGCCGGCAAAACCAAGTCGGCCATGATGGGCACGTACATCAAGTCGATGCGAAACGCGCCCTGCGGTATGGGCAGGATGACCATGTTGTCGCCCTGATAGCGGTAGCGCAGCGCATAGATGGGCGAGCCGGTGTTCACTGACACCGACTGCATGACGGCCCACTCTTGGGCCTCCCAGGTAAACATCTGGTTGTACCAGCCACCATGCGTGGCCGTAACACTCAGTCCCTCGTAGAAGTCAGCCGGCAGGGGGTAGTCCGACTGTCCGGGGACAGTGTTGAAGTTCGTCATCGAGGCGTAGTATTCCTGGCCTCTCGCGACGATGAGCTTATCGTAAAGCTGCTTGAGTGCGGCGTTCAGCCTGCGCCGAAGCTCATCATCGCTGATGAAATCCGACGCAAACTGAACTTCCATATTGGCAAGCTCGCGCGTCCGCGTTTGCATATCGCTTAACGCTACGGGAGCTGCCATTTTCTATATCCCTTCGTTCTCGGTACGCAAGAACTTCCCCCTGGATTCGGTGAAGTTGGTTCCGCTACGGACGCCGTCTCGACCCCTGCTCCTCTTCTTCTTTCGGTCCAGTTTGCGGTCGGTCTCAGATCCAAGCCGGTCTAGTTCGGAACCGTAGCGCCTCGCCTTCCGGTTGGCGTCCGACTTACGTGACTTCTTCATTCGGCTATCCGAAGTCATTGTGCGCTTGGGCGACATAGCGAGGAGGACACCACCAGCTTCTTCGTCGTCATCGACGATGTCCTCTTCATCTTCGTCATCCATCGCCATTTGATGCTCGTAGACTGCGTGTTCAAACGCATCACGAGCACCGTCCCGGTCGCCGTCTTTGAGTGCGTCATATAGACGGTCAAACGCACTCTCCTCCGACATGTCCGCGTCGCCCTTTGCGCCGCCGAGTTTCTCCTTAAGTAGTGAGCCCAAATCCATGGTTTAGGCTCCTAAGAAGAACATGATGGTGACAAGTGAGTTGGTCACCGTTCCGGCCACCGCCGTGTCGCAATCAGCATCCAGCACATTCACACGCACACCGCTAGGCAACGCTACCGAGTGAACATGTGCCGTCCAACCCGGTGGCACCGCAGCTGCATCTGCCGCAGATGCAAAGTTGGCAACCCCCACGATGGACTTCCAAGTGTCCTTCATGAGAATTGTCATGGCACCGCTGCCATCGCCGCCAAGGGTCTCGATCAGCTGGGATGGATCGTCAATGACAGCCGTTGGGTTAGCCGCGCCAGATCCATCATCTGGGCTGATTGTGACCCAGGTCACAAGCGCATTTCTAATATCACACCCTACTGGGTAGATTCCATATCTGGACATTTCTACCTCCTACCAGGTGATAACTGCGTTCATACCAGGCTTGTCACACTCGACGTTCCAGAAGCCACGAATACGGAACTCGATGGCATCTGCATTGGCGAGGCGGCGATACTTGAGGCCGTCGTCCGTCGCAAAGTGCGGGAACTCGCCCAAGCTGTGAAGCTTCCAACTGTCGCGCTGAAGCAAGTAACCTTCCTCAGTGGGACAGTTGGGGTCACTGATGACCGCAATTTCACCGTAGTCAGTCGGGAACTGAAGGGCCTTGTAGCCAATGCCGGGGATGTCGGTGTTAACCGTGACCCAAGTTTTGGAGTACATGCTCTTTTGCAGTTCGGCAAACCGGCGGCTGTTGATGAACAGCGTATCGGGTTGCGCACCGTTGATGTGAGCCTCGGCCACGGCATCGAATACCGTTTCCTCCATCACGCCACCGCCGCCCGCGATACGGACGCCAGCTAGGCGAAGTGGATCGACGCTGCGGTTGAGGCCGAAGAGGTTGACCGGAACGCCACCGACACCCGGGTCGTTGGTGGGAACCCAACCGTTCAGGCCCGTAGCGCAGTTGCCGCCGTCGCCTGATCGGAAGACTCCCCACGTATCGGCGAAGCCGATGATGACCGTCTCGATACCGGCCGCCGCGTCGGTCGTGATGAGGCCAGTGCGGCGATTGATGGCTGTGATCCGAACAAAAGGATCGGTTGGGGCCGGAACCGTCACACCTACTGATGCCTGCAAGTCCATGCCGACCTCAAACCGCACCACGTCTTCGACATTGGCGAGGGTGAAGAAGTCCTGACCTGCCACAAAGCCAGAAACACGTCCCCGCCGGCCCGTGCCATCGGAGTAGATCTGGAAAGCCGCAGACCGACCAAACTCGTAGAGCGCACCTTTGATTTGGGTGTCGAGTGCCTTGGCAATCGCTCCCTTGTCATTGGCTGATGCCATCAAGGCTTCTGCCTCGATGCTGGCAGGGGCGTAGTCCTTCACGCGCGTTACCAAGAAGCGCGATAAAGACACGACACCTTGATCGTTAATGGCATTGGTGAAGGTCGTCGACCCTCGGGTGCCACCGTACATCGGCGTGATGACTGCCGCTTCACCGTAGAAATCGGTGGACTTGGGCATCCAACCCATCAGCGGGCATTTGGGATAGAGAATTTCAGCAAGCCCCTTTGGGTAGAGAAGCTTTAATGCTGGTAGAAAACTAGTAACGTCTAGCTGTGCCATGATCTATTTAACCTCGTCGTAAAACCTAATTTTTCATTAACGCTACCAAATCGGGGAGCGCGGATGCGGCAGCCTTAACGCGGTCTGACTGAGACATTTCTCTCAAATGCCGGCTGGTGACTGCTGCGTCTGAATTCGTTAATGTCAGTGACTTAGGTTTCGACTGGACAGGTTTTCCTAGACCCTCGGGCTTTACTTCTGCGGAGGGGTTTCCCGAACCCCGATTCATTCTATCTAATGTATAACTATATTCTTCGCCGACGATACCGTCAAGCGCGTCAACAACCTCGGGGAGCGTGGACTTAGGCGAATTCTCTATCGCCCAGGCCACCGCATAGCGCGCACGCGACTCCAGAATATCTGGACGCATGACTGCCAAATGGGGCCACCTCTCCGATAACTGGTCGTTTCCAGGTATCGCCGCCACCTCGCGCACATACCCCTCGACCGTCCGTTGGTACTCCTGCTGGTGCCGCTCCTGCTGGTACTCTTCCCGCCGAATACCCTCAGCCTCGCGCTCCTCTTTCAGCTCCGCGCGCAGACGCTTGACTTCCCGCATGGCCGGCGACTCCTCGGGAGCCTCGCCGCCATTCAGCCTCTGGGTGGTCAGCTGCTCGTAAAAGTCGTCGGCGTCCGTCCCCGCCAACTCGGCGAATTTCCCGAAGGCCATCTCCGGGTTCTCCTGCATGAGCCGCACAAGCTCTAGGCCCTTTTCGAGCTGCTCCTGCTGCGACTCAAACTGGTCCATCTTCTGCGTGAACTCCTGCTCACGCTTTTCGATCTGACGCTTGCGCTTGCGTAGCGCGCGATATTCCTTGCCTACGTTCTCTCGCGGTGCCGGCTCGTCGTCGCCGCCTTCGTCGCCCTCCATCTCTGCGGCCACGTACTCTTCGAGCTTCTCCTGCACCGCGTCCAATGGATCGGCTTCATCCCCCACCTCGGCATCACCCTCGGTGGCGACTACCTCCAAAACCTCAGCCGCTTGCTCAACGCGGGTAGGCTCTGCGGTTTCTACGGCTTCTACGACTTCTGCTACTTCTGCGGCGGCTTCCATTTGTGACTCCCAGTCTTAATTATTGAACCATGGTTGCGACACCCATGGCGGGGTCAGTCCCAGCCATGGGCTCTTCCGAGCCAGGTAACGTAGCGGCAGCGTCCTCACCAGGTGCCGGCATGACGCCCGGAGGCGGCTCGGGGTCTTGGCCCTCACGCACCTCGGCTGCCAATTGATACTTCATACGCATGCGCTCCTGCGCACCCTGGTTCTTAACCTCGTCCAGCATCGACTTGGCGTCGCCAAGCCATTGACGAAGAAGCTCAAGCCGGTCTTCAGGCGCACCCTTAACCTCGGCCTTCTGGATGTAAAGAGAACACATCTTCAGGCCGCGAGTCAGATCCATGTACGGCTCCGGCATCGTGTACTCGCCAGTCTCCAGCATCTCGTCAAAACGCTTTTCGAGAAGCTCCTGCGGCGCGACCACCGTGTCACGCACGGCGTCCAAGTCAGGAACATCAGCCATGCGTAGGAAGGTCTCGTTGTCGATCATACCGCTGGTGACCATCTCCTCCAATGCCTGCAACTTCGCCGCAGGTGTCGTCGGTAGCGCGGAGGTGGGGAATATCCGAACCAACATCACAGAGCTGCTCAAGTCTATCTTGGTAAAAGGAATTACTTCCTTGATGCCGCGAGACTCGTAAACAACCTCGTGCTCCGGGTTCTCCTCAGAAATCTGCCGCTCAAGCTCCACCATCTGCTGCGCCAAGGTGCAGTGCATCTTCTCGTAGCTGCGCTCCAGATTGATGAAACGCCTAGATTGCGTGTCGTTGTAGACACGCAGCGCGCGACCCGAGTTCAGACCCGCAGGCTTCATCGAAGAAGCCGAGAGCTGGCTGATGCCCATCTCTTTGTATATCCAATTCTCCAGCCGGTCGATGTGCGCGTATACGTCCGCACTCATACTGTTAGGCGTCATGAACAAAGGAGGCGCACCGTCGTACTCGATCAAAATCCCCAAGTCATTGGTGAAGTGAGGCTTAACTATGCCAGACCCGCGATTGACAAACACGCGCGGAACCGCATGCAAATGCATACTTTCCTGAACGCGACGAAGTAGTTTGTTTAACTCAAACTGCGCGGTGGCAGCGCGACGCACGATGCTCTCGCCCCAGAAGCCACGCATGGGAGAGACAGCGCGACAAAACGCCAGAGGAAAGTCCTCCATGTCGTAGTCTTCGCGGTGAAGCACGGTCGTGGAAATGCAGATGACGTGCCGTCCGTCCGTCGCATCCGGACCAGAACGCAAGTGCCAGCCTTCGAGCACCTCTACCAAATCTTCGCGTCCCGTGTAGAGCATCCCGTAACGCTCGTCAGGACGACGCGCGTTTTGAATCTCGTCTGCCTTGTCAGGGTAAAGACCTTCTAGGTAGCTTCGGTCTATAGCTCTACGAATAAAGCAACTGCGAGGATGCACATCAACAGCACCGCGATCATCAATAAGAAAACTGCCCGGCCATATACGCTCACACTTCACCTCGTCGTGCTTACTGCCAGGCCTCACCCGGTAGGGGCGAATGATGCCGAGACCGCACACGATGCTGTCGCGTACCGCTTGCCGGCCAATGTCGTATACGTTGAGCTGGTCGAACTTCGCGTCCCAGTAATTTGTCAGCTTCCGCGCCCTGACATGAGCGGTGAAGTCTCCACCCACCGTAACAGCCATAGGCCGAGGTCGCGTCTGGGTGACTTCGGCAACAAGTGCGTCCGTAGCTGTAGCGATGACGTTGTGGCTAATACGCCTAGACATAGGCAATACGCGGTCGACCCCCGAGAGCCCCGGCCACGCGGCCATGTCTCCGTACATGGCAGAGCTTTCGAGCATCTGCTGCTGACGGTCCAGCGTGTCATTGTTGATGCGGTCGGCCTCGGTGAAGCAACTGTTCGCTAAGTCTTGGTCGCTCTCTTCGAGCCACCACCAACTGTCCTGGAGAACGTCCATTTATTTTCGCCTTGTGGATTTGCTCGACTTCTTGACGACCGGCTCCGGGTCAACCACCAAACGCGCAATACCCGCTTCCGGGTAGACAGCTGAACCTTCATTCGATTCCACATGGAGGATGCCCTCCTTGAGAACCATCGAAGTGGTATTGGCAGTCGTGAGTTCACGGACATTCTTGATCTCTTTCCCCGGGGCTGGAACAAATCGGTGAAAAACACAATTGATGACGCGCATACTCATTTGACCATCTCCCGCAAATTAATCGGCACCAGCCCCGTCGCGGCATATTGAATGTCTTCGTCCGAAGGCTCGTAAGAGGGAGTCCCCAGCGCATTCGCCACCGGAGGCAAACCGAGTTGTAGTTCCAGCTCACCGGTCCCGGCAAACCCAGAAACCCTGACCTGCTTCACGCCTTTAGCGGAGAGCATGTCTATCAGTTCAGCAATTTGTCCGATTTGTCCTCGGTTATCCATTGTGTCTCCGTAAATTCAACCAGGCGGCGCCCCTGTAACTCTCGCTCAAAGTCGCCAACCTCGTCAAGTTCTTCCAGCGTCCAACCCTTTTGGCCAGCCCGCGCATGCGGCACGATATGACCGCCCTTCTGCCACAACGCCAGAACCAATGCGGAAACAGCGTCCGCATGGCCCCCGCCCTGCCGGCGAGGGAGTACGATCCGAAGACCACCATTAGGCGTAGGCCTATGCTGGATTTCTGTCAAATCTCTCCGCATTTGCTCATCGTCAGGAATACGCACCCGACCCTGATGAAACAAGCTCCGCGCGTTGACGTACACCTTGGTATTACCAATCGCGCCAGCGGGACTGTCCACTAGCCCCATGTTCGCGTCGGCGAGATGCTCACAGATAGCTTCACGATAATGCCCGTCTGCCATGACAGCTTTCAAGTCGTGGCGCCTCAGAATGGTAGAGAATGCGTTGACCGTTTCACTCGGCTTGAGCGGTACGCCCTTACCGGGACGAAGCTCTAACATATCGCCCACTCTATAGATACTCCCGTCACTACTACGGTGACAAACGACGATGGCAGAACTATCCCGCCTAAACCCAAAGTCGGCCCCCGCCATCACGTACTCACCTTCCAGCGCGCCGCGCGGCAGCTTCATATTCGGATCGATGGCATCCTCTATAGACTGCGGATCGAAAAACGCGGTAAGCCCCGCCTTCATGGGAATAGCCCCATACTCCCTGTCTCTTACCGATTCGTCAGGCTCCAAATCACAGCACCTATCGTAGCTAATAGAAGGATTAGCCGTCCAAGTAGGCGCGTGAAAAACCAACTGGTCTTTGGTATTACCCATCTCAAAAGCGTCATGATGTGCATCTAAAGTACTCCAAGGACTAGAGGATAAAAATTCGTGAGCACCCGACATCGTAGCCATACTAGGACGCACCGAGGCCAAGACCTCACGAGCCGGGTTTGCCCCGGTCTCCTCATCGCGCCAGCGACTGACCTCGTCGCAGATAATCCCGCAACAAGTCATACCGACAGCAGTACGGAAAGATGCGGAGTAAACCCTGAAACAGATCGGCATGCCCTCGATGCTGATTTCATCCCCACGGCGCACGAATGGCACGTCTAGCGCCACCAAGATATGACAAATAGTACTTAGCCTCTCGCGAGCTTCCGCCTTCTTCACACTGATAAAAGCAAAAACTGCCACGTCCCCCGCCGGCACCATATGCTCGCCAGCCATAACCTCAGCCACCGCGACCCGACATAGCGTACTGGATTTCCCCCCACGCCTGCCCACCCGCAGAACCAGGCGACTAGCCTTCTCCTTAGCGTAAAAAGACTTGAGACTTCGCTTCCACCAAGGACTCATCTTGTGAAAGCCCTTGCGCGAGAGAACCTCCTCGTTCGCTATCAGCTGCTCAAACACCGAAAGCTTACGCCGCTGATAGCGCTGAGCGTAGCGAAGTGCCTCGCTCACTTCTTCTTCGTCTTCTTCTTTTTCTTACCACGACCAGCTTTGTCGTAAGCAATAGCCGCAGCCTGCGATGGAGGCTTGCCCTCAAGAATCAACATCTTAATGTTGTCATGAATAACTTGCTTCGAACTCCCAGGCTTCAGCGGCATTACTTCTTCTTTTTCTTCTTACGCATTTTACGCAAAGTAAGTGCCAGCCGCGCACGCTCGCCCAGCTTACCGCCCTTCTTCGCAGCCTTCTGCAAAGTCTTCAGCGGGATGTCTTTACCCGGCTTAGTGCCCAGCTGTTTGCGCAAAGCACCAGGCTTCTTAATCGCACCCTGAATCCAGTTATCATCACTCATGGCTACGAAATCATACCTCGCTCCCTGGCCTCATCCAACTCTTCCTTCGATAAGGCTTCCCGCAATACCTCAATCCTCTCGGCGCGGGGCATCTTATCCAAACCGCCAGCCTTCTCCGCCTTGTCAAGCGCAGCAGGATACGCACGATGCAAAATAGCCTCCGAAGCCTTTAACGCCGTCGTATCACTACTGCTCATCCGCATCAGCTCTACCAACCGAAGCAAAGCCTCCGGCCCGTATGTCTGAGCTTCGGCTCGAAGCTGGTCACTCTTCATGCCCCACATCATACCAAGTTAAAGCTCTCTTACAAATGTTCAAATTCTTCAATGCCACTCTCGGCGGAATTTCTAACTCTAAATTAGAATCATTCTAATCTAGACCCCCTGGCCAATAGTTCTGGCCAATAGCCAAATCCTATTGTCCCGCCCATAACCAATGGTTATCTGGGTAGTTTTTTATATGGTCATTTTGCCGGTCCACGTAATTCTCCCAAACTCTATATCTATATATATAATTTTCTATGAGAGGGTATAGAGAGTAGGGTTTCCTATTGGCCCGGGCCAGGATTTTTGAGGCGAAAATTCTGAGTGGCCAAAAATTTCTGTAGGAGTTATGCATAGTTGGCGAGGAGCTTGGGAAATTTCCAGGCCGGGCCAATAGGATTTCACCTACATGTAGGCGTGGTGGTCCAGATGCTGTATCACTGGTGCCCCAGTGCGTACCTGTTCAGTGTCGAAAACGTACATAGCGTGTGTGTTTGGGGATATTTGGGGTTCTCAGAGCCTGGTGGAATTTCTTTTGTGGATAAGGGGGTAGGGGGCGGCGCCGGGCGCGCGGGTGGGGGGCTGCCCTGGGCACAGGCGGGCCCAATGGGCCCCGGGGGACCTCCTCAGCCCTCCCCTCCGGCCTCGGTGGGCCGAAACGACCACAGAGTGGTTTCCTTTCCCCAACCCACCCCACAGTGTCAGCCGCTCGGCCGACAACCAATCACCGATCACGCCCCGAGACGTCAACCCACCACCGACAACTCATTTCACAATTCGTCAATAGATGCATTGACAATGAAAGCCGAATGACTAAACTACCAATAGACCAAGCAACAAGGAGTACAGACAATGGGACTAAGTTACGACGAAGCCATGGTCGGCGTGAAAGGGGTTGACCCAAAAACCACGCTAGCCCGGCAAATCCGCACCGCCACCGCGATGAACCTAAAGCTCTCGGACGTGCGTAAGCTTGCTCTCAAATACCCCGAACGATACGGGGCGCTACTCGCCCATTACCAATCGCAACAAGGAGTACAGACCATGAACAACACAACATCAGCGCCCGGCCTTTACAGCAACACTCAGCCGGGGGGCAACTTCGACGTCAACACATCGATCGTCCGCGCACTACAAGCGCTCCGATTGACAGATGGCCTATTCTCGTATCGCCTCCGGGGGGACGTGTCCAGATTCGAGGGGCGCCACGACCTCAGCCCGGACCAGCTCGCGCAAGCCGAAAAGGCGTGGGAGCAGCTAAGGACCATTCGGGCTGCTATCGAGGGGGCGCTTGGCACACTGGACGCCTACAACGCGCAGGAAAAGACCGTGGACGGCTTCATGGGCTACAACTCATGAAAAACACGATGACCAAGCTGCCACGCGAGCTTTCCAGGGGTGACAGCATACTGGTAGGGGGCATACCATCCGTCGTCATTCGCGTGGGTAAGCCGCAACGAGGGCACCGGGCAGCGCGACGGACCGAGCTTGTATGGCTCGTGGGTGTGCTCGTGGCCAACCCCATTGATGGGGTTACTGAAACCACCTTCAGGTCCACGGACAACGTGCAACTTCTAGCCGAAAGGACAACATGACCGCCGAAAGATTCTACCTCATAGCGGGCATATATGCCTATTGCGTGCTTAACCAGGGCGGCCAGTGGTCGCGGCTTTACCGCACCTTGTCACTAATCGAACGCACATGCACGCCGCGCAACATTCCGGTGGAGCTTATAGCAGGCGGTGACGATGAATGGTTTGAGGCGCATGAAGCCTATGCGCGCATGGAAACGTCAGGATACTAATCCAACAACAACACAACAAGGAAAAGAGACAACATGAAAACCAATTACACGTTCATTCCCGTAGCCTCGCTGGTTTATCTCAAGCTTAGCGTGGGATAGCCCTTAAACCCTGCTGAGCTTCCAAGGCTCAGCAGTCTTAAGCGCTACCAATCACAACAAGGAGCAAAGACAAATGCAGCTAGCAACACTCGGACTACCACGCAAGCCCAACACGAAGCGCAAGCTCGGCATGGTCAACCAAACCAGCATGAAAGTTTGGCAAGGCCCAAGCGCTTACGATGGCCGGCCAATCTACTTGGCCATCACCAATCTAGTGCGCGATAGCGTAAACCGCAAAACTGGCCCTACTGCAAATGCTTGGATAATGTCGGCCGAAGCCGAGCCTCATACGGCGGCGAAAGCTGGCGATGACCGTTCGTGCTGCGGCGATTGCGTTAGGCGGCCGGCAAACGGCGAGTACCTCAAGGCCAATGGGATGAAAGCTTGTTATGTCGTTAAGCATGAAGCGCCCTTAAGCATTCATCGAAGCCTAAAAGACGCGACTCCGGTTGGACTTGAGCGTGCAAAGCGAGCGCTTGAGCATTCGGGCAAAATACTGCGATGGGGCGCTTATGGTGATCCCGCCATGTTGCCTATCGAACTCGGGCGAGAGCTTTCATCTGCCGCCCAAGATCATGTTGGCTATTCGAACCAATGGCACCTTGCATTTGCGCAACCATGGCAATCGTTACTAATGGCTAGCGTGTCGTCTTTTGAGGCGATGCTACAAGCTCAAGCCATGGGTTGGCATACGTTTAGGGCTGATAAACTCGGCTCGGCGATTGCCAATCATGAGACCATTTGCCCAGCTTACGACACTAAGAACGCCGTTCAATGCGTATCCTGCAAGCTATGCAACCCCAAACGGGGTCGCGACGTCGTAATTGTTGAACACTGATAAACAATAGGAGAAAGACAATGTCATTTGAAGCAAGGAAAAATAGCGAGTGTCCAGACTGTAATGCCCCGATTGTGCGGGGGCAATTAATTGAGGGCACGCGCAAGCGTGGAGTGTATCGCCACGTTATATGCGAGCCTATCCCATGCGCGGAATATCAAGCGGGGCAGGCGGACTATAACCAGTACAAGACTGATTTGCTGTTTGGGGAAGAGTATGCCGGCGCGCAAGAATATGCGCGCTATTTGAAATTCGGCGAGTAGTAACCAATCACAAAAGGAGTAGAGACAAATGTATAAAGTAGAAGTAATCGCAGACAGTTCGGGCAATTGGTGCGGCAACGGCCTAACCTTTGACACGGAATCGGATGCCGAGGCATACGCACGTGATTTGGCGTATCGCTGGACACTTGTGGAAGAGTGGCGAGTGGTCAAGGTGGCTTCATGATTGCGCCGCTCACAAGCTACGGCGCATTTCTGCCCGTGTACCTTGAGAGTCTACGTGCACTGCTTTCGGTGCCTATTCTCGGCGTATCGAGCGCGATGGCCGTCGTCTATGCCAAGCGCTTGGGCCTCCTTGCGGATAGATATCCGCAGTGGACAGAACGCGCGGACCAAGAAATTGAATTAAAAATGCACGACAAGGAGAAATAGACATGAGTCAACTAAGTGATATCGCCGCAAGCGACGAATACCGGGCCTTTATACGTGGATTTCGCGCCGGCCATCTTATGGCCTTCCAGTACAAGGAAATCCCGAGCACCGTCTGTGCCGATTATAATGCCGGGTACGAGCAAGGGCATGCAGCTGGCGCCAAAATACGCCAGCAGACTATCGAAGTAGCCTCTAAAGCCGGTATTCGCCATGTGACCAAAGCTGTTAAGGTGGAGACATGAGTGAGCAATTCTATAAGATACAGGGATTTTCGGGCAGCACGCCAGCTGGGGGCCCTGGCGTGCCGTTTAGCGGCATGACTCCGGGCTTGCCCTTTGCTGCCAAGGCAGCGGATGCGAAACTCATAAGCGTGGGCGGGATTGCGGCCTTTGATAGCTTTGTGGCTACGCACTATCCGGCTTCTGTGGCGCCCTACTATGCCGCCATCCCCCCCACGAGCTTCCACATAGAGCAGTGGAGCCCACTTGACATCTCGCTGCCGCTGCGTATTTGGCTCGACTCTACCGCTATTCCGCTGGCGGGCGGCGCACAGGTGCAGACCTGGGACGACCTGAGCGGGAACGGCTACCAACTTACGCAGGACAGCTTGATTAATTCGCCGATCTATGACGACGTGCAGTTCAACGGGTGCTGCCACTATGCCACCAGCGGCAATATCGATCCTAACTCACGCTGGCTATCAGATACTAGCTTCGCAGCAGCGAATATTATGACGATGTTTGTGGTGTTGCGTTTCGACGGGACGATGGGCGGGGCTTTCTTAACCGCCTCGGATTTCCTTTCGGACACTTCCCCGCCGACCCCCAGACTTCGCTTGGGCCCGGACGGCGCCACTTACAACTTCCAGGTAGCCACGGGGCCCCCGCCGCTCAGCGGCTCTGTATGGGACAACTTCACCCATGTCATTAGCTGCGACTATTCACCAGCTGTGGTGAATTTGTACCGCGACGGGGTCCTAGACGCCAGCGCGGTGATGTTCACGATCGGTATGGGCGGTATTGCCGTGGGTACTGACCCCTCGTTATTAGGTAACTACAGCTGGGATGGCCTCATTGGCTCCATAATTATCGTCGCGGGAGTTTGCTCTACCGAGGAGAGGACGCTGGTACAGACGTATTTAGCCCAGTTGCACTCGACCCCGGCGGCCCCGATCGTGCTCTGAGTTTCCCTAGCGTCCGCACCCGAGCCCAAATGCGCTTATCTGTGGTCGGGTCGCGTACCCCACCATAGAGCCCGAACCAACACATCGAGCCCGTGGCCGAGGTAGGGGCCCATTTGCGACCACAGGTCGTCTGAGCGCTTACCAAGTACCGGCCCATGGTTTCCACGCATCGTCGCGTTGAGGCCTCATCGAGCCCCACAAGCTGCTCATGCGTATATCCCGTAAAATGCGATTTTCCAGTACCCACCAGAATTTGACCCAAGCAGCTGGACCTGCACCGCTCCCCTCGGCCGTTGCAGTCTCCCCTTCGCACCCCAGCGTGCGAGTCTCGCCCAAAGCCGCTCTCGTGGTAGGCGATCGTCACCAAATGCTGAGCGAGGCTCTGGGAGCCGCCGCCCCAGTGTTCTGTGGTCCGAGATACGTCCGCAATAGCGCGAGCTATCACCATCCAGCGCTTTTTAGCGTCCTCTTTGGTCTCCGGCAGCACCCAGTCTCGCCAGCGCTTCGAATATTTCGGCCGCTGGCACAGCAGAGAGAATTTGTTGTCGCACTGCGGAGGCGTGTCCCGAGGGACCACCACCGTGCTGTGCATGGTTTTGCCAGGCCCGGTGAGGGAGAGCATCATCATCAAAATCCAAGTTTCCATGCCGGCTGCATATCACACGCCTTGACGATCACCAAGTCAGTCACTACATTACTGACATGAGCATTTCACAACAGGAAGGAAAATATTCGAGCCTAGGCTCTGCGCTCCTAGCAGACTGGTGTGCTGACCACGGGGTCAAACAAAGCCAAATAGCCCGACTACTGCAAACCAGTCGGCAGACTGTCCACAACTGGAAGAGGGGCTTAGGCAGGCCCTGCTTCTGGCGGCGAGCGGTCATCCAGGCGCTCTGTGATATCCCCACCTATGAGTGGATGAATGAAACAGAGCAGTCTCAGCTAGCAGTCGCGGCTCACGCCGCAACCCACCTGGCTCTCGAATATCTAGAAGATGACGAAAACGACACACGCAAACTGGCGCGCAGGAGAACGGCGCGCATATCAAGACGATGCCGCTGAGCGATTTATCAGTAGCAACCACCGACGCATCATCATCACCGGGCCTACGGGCTGCGGGAAGACGACCATCCTGCGCCTGATAGCCAACCGCTATCCGACCGTGCTCGTGGTCTGCCATCGCCGAGAGCTTGTGGAGCAGCTGCTCACCTACTTTCCAGACGCTGGGGTCATCTGCCAGGGGTACGATCCAGACCCCGAGCAGCCGGTGCAGATAGCCACTGTACAATCTATATTGTCACGAGAAAATTGGCCCAAAGCTGACCTTCTCGTGTTCGACGAGTGTCACCATTTCGCCGCAGATTCCTGGCGAATGGTGTCAGCACACTACCCCCGAGCCCGGATCCTAGGCCTCACGGCGACGCCTGTCAGGTCGGACAACAAACCCCTGGGAAATGCTTTCGACCACCTTATGGTGGCCGCCACCCCGGGTGAGCTGGTGAAGAGCGGCCACCTGGTTAAGTGTAAAATTCTGCGGCCCACTGAATACGTCGGAGACTTGGCCCAGTGCCCCGTCAAGGCGTACAAAGAGAACGCCGAGGAAAAGCAGGCCATCGTCTATGTGCATGGTGTGAAGCGGGCGCGTGAGCTGGCGCTACAATTCGAGGAGGAGGGCATCAGTGCCAGAGCCGTGCTCGGTGAGACTGACACCGACGAACGCGCCGCCACGATGGCCGCCTTCAGGGCTGGAAAAATCCGAGTCATCACCAATTGTCAGGTGCTTACGGAAGGCCTGGATTTTCCGTCACTCGCCGTAATAATTCTGGCCAAGAATATCGGTTCCGTCGCGGGTTACCTGCAAATAACGGGGCGAGCACTGCGGCCTTCGCCGGGCAAGACTCACGCGCTGCTCATCGACCTTCCGGGCGTGAGCCATATCTACGGCAGCCCGCTGAAGAAGCGCTTGTTTACGCTGGAGCAGGGCATTGTGGACCCGGACAAGGTGATCCGCGTCAAGGACTGCCCTCAATGTGGCAACGCGATGCACCCAGTCATCAAGACCTGCGAGCGTTGTGACTACGTCTTTCCGATCCAGGCCATGAAGGTGCCTAAGATTTTCAGCATGACATTAGAGGCCCATTGGGCCGGGAGCGATACGCCAGACGAGCACAAGCTCACCGAGCTTGAGCGACTTAAAGCCGTAGCCAGGCGCAGAGGGTACTCCATGGGGTTTGTCATAAAGGAGTACCGTACTCTTTTTGGAGAAAATCCAGACCTCACGCAAGAGGAGAAACTTTCCGCCTACCGTAGCGATTTAGCTTACGCGAGAGAGCGAGGTTACAAACCCGCATGGGCTGGAGTCAGGTTCAAACGTTTGTGGAATCACTGGCCGGCATGCTAGCGTGGAAAGCTCATGTCCGACGCCCGAGCACACCGCAACCTCAAGAACGAAGTCCGGTTAGCCCT